GGACCTCCACCACCACCACCACCTTCATCAGGACCACCACCAGTGGGCGGTCCAACTCATGCTGGTCGTATTTTTGCCACAGTGGTAACAAAGCAACCGTCAGTTGACCCAGTGACTGACCCATATGTGCCACCTGTGATGCCAATCGAACAATTGAAATGGTGTTTTAAGGATTATGTTAATGCACATTTTATAGCTTATGGACATAATGAGAAGAGTTGGGCGACGGCCAGAACTAATGTCATGAGATGGATAAATGTAGCAGAAGATCGTATTCGATTGGAGGAAGCAACTGCTTATTTGGATGAAGTGTATTCTTCTCACAAATGGTGGTTGTCGTGGTGGAACAAGTTTAGGGCATGGTATAAACATCCAGACTTGTTACACCGATGGATAGGCTTAGGTTTAGGTTTTGTTGGTTTTGGCTCCATTTTAATGGGCTGTAAATATGGTTTTAGGAAGACATTCAAGGTCACAATAGCCGCAGGCATAGGGTTATCGGTATTGAGTAGATTGAATAAACCAACCAAGAACAACAAAGCATATATTACTGATTACTGTACCGGTCAGCAATTACCTGATGTCCTAACTTTAGATAATGGTGCAAAGTTGCGGGATGCTGATGTCATCAAAAATCAGTGTAAACCAAAGAAATTACTGGTTGGATTTTCTTTCTCAATTAAACACGTTTGGGTTCCACGGAATTGTTATCATAATGAATGCAATGCGTTGGTCACAAGACAATTGCAGAAGAGGGTTCCATTCCAACCAGCTGGACATCTTGCCATGGATAAAGGGTTTGAATTAGTAGATAGGTATTTCAGTATGCCTAACATGTATCCATGGAAGAAAGCAGATTGGTTAGATAAATTTTTGGCAAAGTATCCAAATTCGCGTCGTGAACAGATCCGGAGTTCAATGCGAAATAACATTGTGGTAGATGGTAAAGTCAGTGGCTTTGCAAAGATCGAGACAATGGTTGGGAAGCCGGTCGCAAAGAGAAAAGTCCGTTTTATATCAGGTTTCAGTGATGGGTACCTTGCTGAAACAGGTCCAGAGTTCTACATGTTTCAGAAAACTATGTGTGCAACGTACTGGGGTCGATTTGAGGACAAGATTAATGCGAGGTTTGTATACACAGGAGGTTTCACAGCAGATGAGACAGGTGCTTGGTTTCAAAACATGATGAATAAAAATGCCACATTCTTGCTACTTGACTTTGGAAAATTTGATAGTCGTAACAAGAAGGAGGTAATGGATTTTCTTTACAAGTTTTACAAGAAACGTCTGTCCCCTGAGCTGTTCGCAGAATTAATGAAGTCATTTAACAAGTTTGGTAGTACTAAAACAGGATACAAATTCTGGGTTGAGGCAACGATTGG